ATCGAAATGGCGGCTCCGCAGACGCAACCTTTTTAACGGGTTCTATTAATGAGATTATTATTTATAATTCCAACCAAACAGACAACCGCACAGCCATTGAAGCTAATATGGGTGAAGTCTACAGCATTGACCTACCATCTGGTGTAGACCCAGGATTTGACCAAGTGGACGGCTTTGTAGAGACTTGGTATGACCAGTCAGGCAATGGCAATGATGCCGTGCAAGCAACGGCTGGGAACCAACCTAAAATTGTTAATGCTGGTGCATTAGTTGTTGACAGCAGTATTGCTGGGCTTGACTTCGATGGCGGTGACTTTTTAACAGCCTCTTCAGTATCAGGGCTAGAAGGTTCTATTTCAATGTTTGCTGTTAGCGTTAGAGATGCTACTGGATATGTTGTATCCCCGTCAAACAGTTCGTCAGGAGCTAAATATTTTGGTATTCAAGAAGGTGCTAGTACATCTGTTGCTAACCCAAGGAATACATCTTCTGTAACCGTAAGTGATAGTGTTTCTGGTGCTGACCGCCTTACCTTTTCTGTAACCACTGGGGCTACTTCAACAAGTGTAGGTGCTAATGGCAGTGCTGTTACTACTACAACTAATGATTACGGAGATAATTTTGCGGGTAGCGATATAGACCAAATTGCAATTGGTATTCTAAGGACGGTAAGTGCAAGCGGTCAATTTAACGGACGTATTCGTGAAATTCTTGTTTATAGTTCTGACCAAACAGACAACCGCACGGCTCTCGAAACCAACATTAACAGTCATTACTCAATATTCTAATGCTCTATCTAATATACGCAAGCAAGGAGGCCGCCATTGAACGAGCGGACGAAGAAGGCAAGGAGATTGGCTTTGATTACTGGATCGAAGACAACGGCATAGGCACACGCTGGCTTACTTACCCCGCCGAAACCATTGACCATACCTGGGCATTGGACGTAACGGACTACGACCTCGATGATTCCGAAAAGGCATCAACCGTTGATCACTACACACCCCTGCCTGACGAAGACTAAATGCTATGCAAGATATTATCTACAGATCAACAATTGGAACAGGTGGATTCTTTGCCACCATTGGACTATCGCCTGTGAACGAAGTACTTGGCTTTGCCGTTGGTCTAGCAACCTTCATCTATATGTCCGTATCCGCAATCAAGGTAATCAAGGAACTTAGAAAGAAATGACCCCTGAACTCATAGCAATGATCGGAGGAGGAGCCTCTGGCTTCATCTTCAAACTGATTGGACAGCTTGTCGCTAATCAGCAAGGCACTGTGGAGGCTATGATCAAGAAGCAAGCAGCCGCTGATGAAAGCCACCAGAAAGCCGCTTCAAGGGGCGGTGAATGGGTCAGGAGGGTCATCGTATGCACTGTCCTGTTTGCGGTCGTTGTAGCCCCCTTTTTGTTGGCTCACAGCCCTGAGGGAGTTACTGTAGGGCAGGAGACATCTCACTTCTTTGGATTATTCAAGGGAATCAAGTATCAGACCCTAAATGGTTACCTTATACTACCAGAGGTTCGTCAAACAGTTCTAGCCATTGTTGGATTCTACTTCGGCTCCTCTACCATTAAATGAATGAAATCTTACAAATCATATCATCTCTCTGGCCTATCGCTATTGGCATCATTACGCTTATCATCGTGCTAGCCCGGATGCACTACAATATAGAAGCCCTTACAGAAAAGGTCAAAGTACTATTTGATTTTCACAATACAAGAAAAAAATAATTATGAAGTGCTGCATCTGCAAAACTAAAGACAAATTTATCAACAAGATAAAATCCGCTATATCCAAGATTATTGCTTGGGTAAAATTCTACATCTAAAACAAAGGAGAAATAATATTATGCCAATGGGAAAAGGAACATACGGAAGCAAAGTAGGTCGTCCATCAAAAGCTGCTAAGGCTAAAGGGATGAAGAAGATGGCCATGAAAAAGAAGAAGAAGTAATGCCATTTAGCAAATACAGTCCAAAACAAAAGAAGATAGCCAGGGTGGCTGCACCTCGTAATAAAATTACCGGGGCTGACTTCAAAGTATTAAAGAAATCAAATGCACAGAAAAATACTAACCGTCGCAAGAAAGCTTGAGCAAGCATCCAAGGCTCATGCCGGGCAAGCCAAGGTTCTTAAATCAATTGTAAAGAATGCCAAAAAAAGCAAAAAGCGGAGGTAAGATATGCCCTGAAGGTAAGGCTTGGGCGAGACGGACGTTTGACACGTATCCGTCCGCTTATGCCAACATGGCTGCATCCAAGTACTGCAAGAATCCTAACTATGCAAAGAAGTCCAAAGGTGGTAAACGTAAAGGAAGATAATGGCTCAACTCAAACAATGGCGAGAACAGAACTGGGTAAGGATAGGAACTGATGGATCGATCAAAGGCCCTTGCGGAACGTCGAAAGATAAGAAGAACCCTGACCGTTGCCTGCCTAAGAGAAAGGCTCTCAGCCTCACGAAAGCGGAGAGAGCAAGCACAGCTAGAAAGAAAAAGAAAGCAGGAGCAAGAGGAAAGACGGTCGTAGCCAATACACCCAGAGCAAAGGTACGAAGCTAATGAGGAAGGAACACAAAAGTAAAAAGGGAGGACTGACTGCTGCTGGTCGTGCTTACTTCAAGCGCAAGACGGGGGCTAACCTCAAGCCCCCTGTTACGGAGTCCAATCCTAAGGGCAAGAAGCTAGCCCGAAAGAAATCATTTTGTGCCAGAATGTCTGGCGTCAAGGGTCCAATGAAGGACAAAAAAGGAAGACCAACACGTAAGGCACTAGCCCTGAAGCGTTGGAAATGTTAATCAATGCAGGAGTACAGGTCATACGCTAGCTTAGATGACCGCATCCTCAATGACGGGGATGTAGGCTTTGTTGGGTTCAACAATAGGCTTAGACCTGATCAGCTACAGGGCGGGATGCTGGCTGATGCCCAGAACGTCCGCTTTGATCGCAACGGTGAAGCACAGGTCCGCAAGGGTATCGAGGTTATTGAAGCCCCGTTTGCTGTAGGTGGAGATGTACTTCGACTGCCTACTACAGCACAACTAGGAAGTGACCCAGTAATTGGCGACGGAGTCACGGCAATGCTTCCTACGACTATTGAGTCAGCCACCTTAGTCGGTGCTGACAATCAGGCTAATATAATTATCAATGACCCAGCGGTAGAAGCGGGACATACATTTGTAGCAACCGATGTTGTGACCGTAGAAGGACTAAGCCCCAGTAGCTCATCTTTTACAGTTGATCCTAATGGATTGAAAACTTTAGTTTCCGTGACCGATAACGGAGATACCAAGACATTGAAATATGCCCTAACGGGTTCCAACGAAACTTACACAACTCCTATTGTCCTTCCGCAACAATTATCCTTTACGTTGAATACTAATACGACACAGGCTGTTATTGGGTTCAATATGGTCCTTGACCAAGGGGCTGTCACCGAAGTCTATGCCAGCACTGATTTTAGTGACCCCAATGAAAACGCAAGTCAGTACATACTCATTGCCTCTAATCTCAAGGTTGTGGCTAAGAACCTAGCGACGAACGCTACTGTAGACATTGCTTATCCAGCGGGCGAAACTGTGCCGCCTGAATCGTCAATGCTCCAAGCGTTTAACAAGGTGTTCATTTTCCGCAAGGGTCAAGTAGCCTTGGAGTGGGATGGTTCCTTTAGCGGAACTCCTGCATTTACCAAGGTTGCTAGCGGCACATATACACAGCCTGTGGCATTGAAGCCTGGTGCATTTACAATTACCAATGGCGTAGCTACGGCTACAGTTAGTAATACTTTAGCAGTTGGAGATCAAGTAATTTTAGTAACGGCTGGTGGCAGTACATTGACACAAGGAAATCAATTTACAGTATCCGAAGCAAGTTCGTCATTGTTCAAATTCTTTGTGGATGCCGCCGACGTAGGATCTCAATCAAATGTTGAGTTCACGCAAAAGGTATCCGTAGGTCTTGGGTTCAGCCATATGCCTGCCCCTGAGTTCGCCGTGTATCATCAGCGCAGGTTGGTCATGCCCTTTCAGTTCTCGGTTAATGCAAGCCCGAACTCATATACATCAAGGGGAATCATCGATGAGGTCATTGCTTCAGATATACTTGACTCCGACACCTATGATCAAATCTACGCTCAGTACAGATTCAACGCAGGTGAAGCTGACTTTACTGTAGGGTTGCACTCCTTTTCTGAGGATAACCTAATGGTGTTCAACCGCAACAGCATTCACCTAATATCTAATACTACGTCCCTGCAATCAGCTAGCACTAAACTACTGACCGATGAAGTCGGCTGCGTAGCTCGTCAAAGTATTGAGCAGGTCGGCAGTCAAGTTATATTCCTGTCCGATAATGGTGTTTACAGCACCCAGTTCTTTGATGAGTACAACCTCCGTGGAACGGAGACACCTTTGAGTGAACCTATTAACGAGACAATCAAGAGAATCAACAAGGATCAGATGAGCCAGGCCGTAGCTGTTTACTTCGACAATCGTTACTTTATTGCCGTGCCTCTCGATGATGCGCTTCGCAATAACGCTATACTTATCTATAACTTCTTGAACAAACAGTGGGAGAGCATCGATAATGTTGATAGCACGGACTGGGACATCGAGAACCTAATAGTCGCTGGTGAAGGAAGCCAGCGAGGTGTTTACGCTATTAATCGACTAGGCGGTATCCATAAGATAGATGCCCGTTTACAGGGCGATGATCTAATCAACGTAAGCATTGGAGGCTCTAATGAAACCAAGGACGTAAAGGGAAGCATCACTACTCGTCAGTACACCTTCGGTGACATGACCAGAAAGAACTGGAAGGAGTTCCAGATGCACGTAGAAAGCAGTGCGGACAATGCAAGTAACTTTGACCTATCCGCTGAGACAGAGAACCCCGACGGAACCTTTACCTTAGGAACCCTAAACAGCTTTAACGGTAACGCTAATCTGCCGAAGGCAGAGGATGTGTCCATACGTGGTAGAATAGGTAACCGCAGAGGTCACGGAATACAATTTACAGTAAACAATACACAAGGAAGACCAAGAATTAGGTCACTACAAACTCAAGGATCAACCTCCTTTAGATCAACACAGAAAGCAGAATAATGGCAAGATTTGTAACAGGTAATACATTTGGAACAACCGATACGGTGACAGCTACTACGCTCAATGATGCCGTGAATAACGCTGCAATATCAACGGACTCCGTAGATAACAATACAATAGAAGTAAATTCTAATGCGCTTCGATTAAAGGACAGCTCAAGCAAAACAACTGGTGTAACCTTTGCCAAGATGCAGCACATTAGTACTGCACAGGTGCTTGGTCGAGTCTCTGCCAGTGAAGGTGACGTC